CGTCAACCGTACACGGTATAGCCGAGGGTATATCCAAGCGTATACACAGGCGTTACCCCAAGCGATACGAGCCGAGAGAAGAACGCGGAAACTACTCACGGATCACCGACGTGTCTGAACTGGACATGTCCCGCGGCTCTTGGCTCGTACTAGCCCAAGCAGGATACCTGTTGCAGCCCGTCGCTGCCGACCTACGCTCCAACGGACACCTGTTTACCTATCGCGGCTCACGGTCCATTGGCGAGAAACTAAGTGACGCCGTCAACGGGTGGACCGACCTACAGAAGGGCCGCACTGTGTCAGGCAAAACAGCCCGCAACATCTACAGCTACATGTCTACAGGCAACCGCATTGCACGGGGCTATAAGAAACTTACAGGCGTAGAGGACACAGACGAACTCAGCTTGGCGCACCTACAGTTGCACCACGGGTTAGCCGCCGACGAAAACATGATCTGGTCAGAGGCCATGGACCGCATACCAGACAAAGACCGAGCCTACATCACCGCGCTATTGCGCCGTGGCGAGAAGTTCAATGGGACGCCCCGCATCACAGTGTCCACGATCCACGGATCAAAGGGCGGCGAGGCCGACAACGTAATCTTGTTTACTGACTTATCCGCGGCAGCGGACGAGCAGCTTAAACATAACCCCGACGACATACACAGAGTGTTCTATGTAGGTGTAACGCGGACCCGCAGGAATTTGTTTGTCGTTGAACCAGAAGACGCGCAGAGGAGTTATCCGTTATGAACTGTTGGCACTGCAAGACAAAACTAATCTGGGGCGGCGACCATGATTGTGACGTAGAAAGTTACGATGTTGGAATAGCCGCTGACGATGGCGAAGATTTAGAACTTATGCACGAAGAATATAGCATGGTAACAAATCTTACATGCCCTAACTGTAATTCACTTCACTTAGTTTACTACCCTGTGCAGGAGACTGTGCAATGAGTTGGGATTACTACTGGGCAGTCAGGGACGACGGTTTGTACATCTGGGAAGATAATGTCAAAATAGCAAAAATACCCCCAGAACAATTCGTCTTTATAATGGCCGATATGGCGCAACATCTAAAATGGCAGGTTACAGATGGCACTACAAATGGCAATGTTCGCTCCCAAGAGCGAGTGGGTTCCACCCCACGAACTACCCGACATAACGAACGCGAAGAAAATAGCGATTGATGTCGAGACACGCGACCCTAATCTAAAGCAGAATGGGCCGGGATGGGCCACTGGCGACGGCGAAGTTGTAGGCTACGCAATCGCCGTGGACGACTGGTCTGGATACATACCAATTCGGCACGTTGGTGGCGGCAATCTCGACGAGAAAATAATCAACCGTTGGCTCAAGAAGGTATTCGAATGCCCTGCCGACAAGATCATGCACAACGCACAATACGACATGGGTTGGATACGTCGCATGGGCTTCGACATAAAGGGCAAAGTGTACGACACCATGGTCCTTGCGTCGTTACTCGACGAGAACCGTTTTAGCTACAGCTTGAACGCACTCGCCTACGAGTATCTAAACAAGACCAAGTCAGAGAAACTTCTGACAGAAGCAGCACAAGCATTTGGCCTCGACCCAAAAGCCGAGATGTACAAGATGCCCGCTATGTTTGTCGGCCCCTACGCCGAAGTAGACGCCGAGGTTACACTCGAACTCTACAACTTCCTGCGCGTTAAAATAGAGCAGGACGGGCTAGGACAGATCATGGACCTCGAAACACGGCTCTTGCCCTGCTTGGTGGACATGACATGGCGCGGTGTCCGCGTTGATCTGGACAAGGCCGAGCGCACACGGAACGCGCTCCTCAAGCGTGAGAAAGAAGTTTTAAAAAATATCAAGAAGCTTGCGGGCTTTGATGTAGAAATCTGGGCAGCCCAATCGATAGCCAAGGCATTCGATGCACAGGGTCTGACCTACGACAGGACCGAGAAAGGGGCACCGTCCTTTACAAAGTCCTATCTTTCCGACCACCCACACGCTCTACCGCAATTAATTGTCGAGGCGCGTAACCTGAACAAGACGTCTGGTACGTTTATCAATACGATCCTCAAGCACTGTCGGTCTGATGGACGCATCCACTCGCACATAAACCAGATCAGATCGGACGATGGCGGAACGGTTTCGGGGCGCATTTCGATGAACAACCCCAACCTACAACAAATCCCCGCCCGCGACCCAGAGTTGGGTCCCATGATCCGCAGCCTGTTCTTACCAGAAGAGGGCGACCAGTGGGCGGCAATTGACTTCTCGCAACAGGAACCACGCATCTTGGTTCACTATGCACATGTGTTTGGTGAACAGCGGGGGCAACCGTTGCGCGGGGCCAAAGAGTTTGTTGACCGCTACAACCAAGACCCAAGCACAGACTTCCATACGATGGTATCTGAGATGACCAACATCTCTCGTAAGCGGGCCAAGACGGTGGGTCTGGGCATTCTGTACGGCATGGGCGTCAACAAGCTTGCGGGCGAGTTGGACGTGCCCGTGGACGAGGCCAAGGATGTCTTGAAACATTTCAACGAGACACTGCCGTTTGTTAAGGGACTGTCGATGGGCGTGATGAACCGCCTGAACCAGAAAGACAGTAAGGGCGAACTGCGTTCTCTACTGGGCCGTCGCTGCCGTTTTAACCTTTGGGAGCCTGATACGTTTGAAATGAACAAGGCGTTACCTTACGAGGATGCGGTCAAAGCATACGGCGACACGGTGCGTTTGAAGCGGGCATACACCTACAAAGCTTTGAACCGTTTAATTCAAGCGTCTGCCGCGGACATGACCAAAAAGGCCATGGTGGATATCTACGAGCAGGGCATGTTGCCCATGATTCAGATACACGATGAGATCGCCATGTCGGTGAAAAATCGCGAAGAAGCAGAAAACATTTCTCAAATTATGCAAAATGCGATACCATTAAGCATACCCAACAAATGTGACGTCGAGGTAGGTCCAAGTTGGGGAGAAGCAAAGTAGACATTTCCTTACCTCTCGTTTTACCTCGCAACTAGCCGCGGTTTGCTCCATCACCGCGGCTTTTTTCTTGCCTTTCCCATAGTATCCTATATATTCTTACACAAATAGTGAAAGGACAGCGGATGAATACGGAGAAATGGAAGAGCGTTCTGGTTCCAATAGAAGTATATCGTGAGATCAAAGACATTGCTAAGTCTGAAGGACGCACGATCAGCGGACAATTACGCGTAATGTTCGAAATATATAAAAAAGCGGTTGACGCCTAGTATATTATCGCATATGTAAAAGACACCTCATGAATGAACTAAGAGCCTCGGACTTCGGTCTGGGGCTTTTTTCTTATCTATAGGGTTGACAAAGTCCCATACATTCGCTAGATATCAAAAACGTTTTAATTTTATGAGGGTAAAATGCCACAATACGAAATCATCCGCCATTATCAAAAATGCGACGTACACGTCGTTAACGCCAAAAGCGAAGCAGAAGCCCGTTGGCGCGTCCTGAACCGCGGCGCAGGGTTCAAAAACTCTTTCGACAGCGAAGATGATCTAGTCGAAGTCAAAGTCATCAACCCCGAGTTCGAAGAGGAGTTGGACGATGAAGTATAAAATTATGAGATTTGAAACATACCCTGTGTTGATTGAAGCCGAGAGTGAGGTAGACGCGATGGATAAGCTGTACGAGATGGACCAAGGTAAGTGGACCAGTGACCCTGATGCTACTGAGGTGTGGGCCGAGGAGGCGGAAGATGCGTGAGGAACTGAAAAAAGAAGCGATTGCTTTGTTGGAAAACTATCTTGAGGACTTGCGGTATTGGGTTGGGTACTACGAGGTTGACGGGATCAACTCAACGACTGCGGGTACGCCAGAGTTTGAAACAATAGAGGATGCGAAGGCATACCACGTAATGGTGAAGGCTGTATTGAAGGAGTTAAAGGATGAGTAAGTCGTTACCGATGGACCAAGAGAAGTTGGAGAACTTTATCTTTCACCACATTCATGCATGGGCCGAAGAGTATGTCGAAGCGAACAAGGCTGATTATCCTGACACGACTTTGTACGATTCCATGGATAACGAGTTCCGCACCTTCATGCAGGACCTAGAGGATCGGTTCATTGATGAGATCAAACCTCGGTTTGGAGATGTGTGATGGGAAAGATCGGTGATCTATTAATTGAATTGCAAGAAACGCCAATCATGTCCCCGTGCCCCGATTGTTGGGGTTATGGCACGGTTGAGGTTCGTATACCTCGACCACACGGCCCCAATCGTGACGTCGGAGTCATCGACGTAAAGACTGAAACTTGTAAAACATGCAGCGGCGACGGTGAAATGGAGCGGTTGTGCGATTGCGGTGCGCCTGTGACTAAGATCATGGGCCAAGATGCAGAGCAGTGTATGGAGTGTGCCGTGCCCCCTGTGTCAGAATATGAGGATAGACTATGAGTGAAGAAACACCCGTTTATGAATGCAAAAGAAAAGGCGACCAGTTTATATTCTTTTGCCCAAAGTGCGAAAAAACGCATTACCACGCCCCAGAGGAAGGACACCGTGTTGCGCACTGTGTCAACGATAACCACCACCCTGACGGTTATTACTTAATGGAGAAGAAATAATGGCTAAGAAAGGTTGGAACGGTATGATGCAACGGCGCGGCATGATAGCAGCCGACGAAACGGGCGGTACAAGTTCATTGGCCAACCGTATTAACCACAGTTCCATGGGCAACATCACATTTAGCGGCCGTGGCCATGGACGTAAGACGCCCCACGGACGTGGGCCAAAGCGTGACGGACCACGGACCACGAAACGCGACATGCTTTACTTTGTCAGGGACATAGTAAGAATGCTTCGGACGACAGAGCCGCATTGGGTTACGGAATTAGCCAATACGCACGACCTTGCCGATGTTTTGGCCAACGGGTTTCAGTTTTTCGATTGTGACGAGATATATGAATATGTCTGGGAAAACTTGAGCAATATCTACCCTGACCCTCAAGTGCCCCCATCCGAAGACGTTATACTGCCCGCTGAACTGGTGGGCTTATACACGTCTAAAGTTCCTTCGCAGGATGGAAACGAAGTGCTTTTACTGTGCGCCCCGACCCGAAGAATTGATCGTGAAGATGAACGCTTTGGAAAAGTATTTAGCGTTGTCCTGTTCGGGAAAGGCCATTTAGAAGCCATGGACCCCGAGCCTACCGCAATTGGTTTTGTAGATGCTTTGAACGGCACGTTCGAAGAAGACTTTCGTCATACAACGACCCAAGAGGGACGCACGAGCGTGTACACTTATTTGCGCACAGCGTGTGCGATGTTGCAAACCATCAATACGCCTCGTTTTGTCATAGCGGGCAAGCGCGACGTCAGCCTCGTCAAACGGCAGTCGTTTAAAAAGGCAACAGGACGCTTTACCCCAGACAGTTGGAACATGGTGACATGGAACATCGAAGCCCCCATCAAAACAAAAGACTACAAAGAAGGCACAGGTGGCCGTCAGGCTCTACACTTTCGCCGTGGGTATTGGCGCAAGGCCGAAAAGGATTGGGAACGATCCAGATGGAGTGAAACACGTAACCGTTGGGAGCAATACATACACGGATACGAAGCCGGACATCCTGCGTTTGGCGTGAAAAAAAGCTACCACTTACCAAGGAAAGAATAGTACAATGATAGACGATAGAATTTGCATTTTCTATGTAGCCGACAGAGTTCAAGAAATAGTAGACGGCGACGAAACGCCCGAAGATTTCTTGAGCGAGTTGAACCACAACATAGGCGTTAACGCCAGATGGAAGCGCAACAACCCTGATGCGCTAACCGCGGACCTACCGCCCATCGACCCGCCTAAAAGAAAAAGAGGACGACAATGAATGAGAAGTTTATGGAAGTGTACGTTTCGGATCAGGGCCTAACACCAGAGGGCCGATTTAAAGCGGGCACCCACCTTTGCTTCGACGAAGACTTTCTCATCAGCCGTCCTGCAATCGATCAATACCAAATCGTTAAATCATGCATCAGCATACTAGAAGACGTCCTGTTTAACCTTGAGGAAGAGGTTAAAGCAGAACACGAGTTCTTTAACGCTGAAGCCGAAAAAGCAATGGAGAAACTATGGGACAAGATCAACTCCCCGAAGAAGCCCGAAAACTAATTAAAGAAGAGTTGGAGCGATTAGACGAGAAGCAAAGAACAATCTACGAAGCTCGAACAGCCCTCGTTGCCTTCGTCGATAGCCTAGTCGCATTGAGCAAACGCCATGGGGGATGAAGCTCTCAACCCCTATCAAAAAGGTTTGTACCGTTTCCTCAAAAACGAAGTAGATAAGTACGAGCGCGAAGCAAACCGTACCGATATGCATCCCAACGTCCAACACGACCTGTGGCGGGCAAGGATGGAACTAAAAGAGTTTGTAAGCGAACTACGGCAAAAGGGAGTAAACATATGAACCACGACCCACGGCTCATCGATGTCGTTAAAGAGTTGAAGTTGAAGCAACGAGAGTTCGACGATATCGTTTGGGACCACGGCGTTCACGACCCGCGGCTCTCGGCACTGGCCAACGAAATCGAACGCCTCAAAAAGCTCGACGACGACGGAATCCTAGTTGATCCTGTCTTTTAGTATATAGTCTTATACCTTAGTATACAATTGTATCTCAAATGTCCCATACTCTATGCTTTGTAGGGTATGGGACTTTTCGCATACTGTGGTATTATATACTTGAGGGTACAAACCCCACGCTCTTTGACAATCGAATCATTCATTAGACTAGTTTATTCAAATTCATGAGGAAAACATGCCAAGATTTATTTTCGAAGCACCATACGACATCGATCAATACGATGAAGAAAACCCAAAAGAAATCGAATACCATTTCTTCGGGTCCAATCTGTACGAGTGGAAAACCGCAACCAACTTCCTAGAAGTTTATAACTGGTTCAACAAAGAACCCTTCGCCTTCTCTATTCACTTCGTACCACTTCACGCCCAAGCACCATACGAAATCCACCACGGCCGTCCAGTCAATGTGGATGCGCACTGGTTAGGGACATACAGACCCAAAGATAAGTACGACAAATAACACGCCACGCCTCGCGGGCCGTTGACCACGGTTCACGGGGCTTTTTCTTTGAATGAAGGAAAATGAGGGTGGCGCTGACTTGCCCTCATTTATATCGGCTAAGAACTATTTTGATTTTATTTTCAATGACTTAGGGGTGGCGCTGACTTTGACATAAGGCATTTGAAGTTACGCGCTTTATATATATAGGCTCAAAAATAAAAAAAATATTTTTTAAAAAATAATGGCGGAACCCGTGTAACCGTGTAACCATGGCCGTTTTAGCCATATAAATAAGGTGTTTGAGGGGTTACGCCAAAGGTTACACCGTGCCAAAAAGTGGTGTGTGACTAGACAAAGATTCAAATTTGCGTTAAATGTCTCTGAAGTTTTTTTTTTTTTTTTTTTTTTTTTTTTTTTTTTTAATTTTTTGTTTTTTTTTTTTTTTTTTTTTTTTCTGGCTCTATATAACTAATGGCGTTATTTCTTGTAATTATAGCTGAATAGTTATGAGGCATGACATGGCAAAGAAAAAGAACATCTTGGACGCGGGCTTGGTTATTCGACCAAAGAAGAAACCAACCGCTAAGAAGTACAACAAACAAAACCCTGATGAGTTGCGGGGACGTAAGCGGGTAAACGAAAACAGCCCTCTGACCCGCATGCAGGAAATCTTTATTAAAGAGTTGGTATCCAACGACGGGACAATCACGGCAACCGAGGCAGCATTGCGGGCAGGGTACTCTGAGAAGTCCGCGCCTGTTCGAGCGTCACAGATGACCAACCCATATATAAGCCCGCACGTTTGCAAAAAGATTAAAGAGTATAAGGATGAGTTGGACGCAAAGTTTGGCGTGACCTATCAACGGCACGTTAGAGACTTGCAGCGCATCCGTGATCTGGCAATAGAGAACGGGGCATACTCTGCCGCAGTTCAAGCTGAATACCGTCGAGGCATGGCACAAGGCGATATCTATGTTTCCAAATCTGAGATCAGACACGGTAGCATTGACAGCATGAGCAAAGAAGACGTTTTGAAAGCTTTGAATGAGTTGAAGACAACCTATGGCGACGCAATCGATATTACCCCAAATCAAAATGAAGACCGAAGCCGGCCTTTATCAGCAATTGAAAGCAGCAGCACAGAGATCGAAGACGCGGAATTTGATTCTCACCAGAATTGAAAATTCTGTTGGGCGTGGCATACCTGATCTGATGATTTGTGATGAGCGCGGCGCGTTTCATTTTGTCGAGCTAAAGTTTTGTAAAGCGAACGCGGTAAATCTTAGCCCGCACCAAGTGGCATGGTTAACCAAGCATAAACACAGTAGCAGTTGGATACTGGTAAAGCAGCAGTCCAAGGCGACGTCGGTCCCGAAGTTGTTTTTGTACCATGCACGGCAAGCGATAG